CCCATAAATGTTATGCCACCAGTTAAACCTGGATCTATACCACAAATCATTTTTGTTTTTTTCTAGGTTTTAATACTAAATCACAATCTAATGATTCAGCCCAAGCAAAAGCATTAAACAATGTAGGTTTTCTATAGCCAATTTCCCACTTAGCTGTAAGTCCATCAGCAATACCAGTTTTAATATCTATTTGAGGTTGTGATAACCCTAATTTATATCTTCGTTTTCTAAATTGCGAGATTAATTTCTCACAAAATCTGTTTTCTTGTTCCATAAGCCCCCCAGCTCTAGAATTAATGTCAATTCACATTACATAATGCCACAAGATAATAAAAAAGCCAATGTTATTTTTATATGTTATACTATTTTTAATCTAACCGAAGGAGGTAGAGAGATGTCAGACCATGAAATGTCAGATATACATGACCAAATACAAAAATTAAAACGTGAAAGACAGCCATTAGATCTAGATGCTGCAATAAAAAATAACGAAATCATTAAAACATTAACTGCTGTATGCTTAAAGATGGATGATAAAGAACATCGAGAAGGTATACTTAAAGTTATTAATCAATTAACTACGGATAATATGCATAATTTAGATCATATTCCTAACGAGCATTGGTATCAAAAATCATGAAGAATACTGGATTAACTGAACAACAAATACAGCGTAGAAAATTAGGTATAGGTGGCTCTGATGCCAGAATTATAGCTAATGGTACGCAAGAAGATTGGCATAGCCTCTGGCTACAAAAAACAGGTCAGGAAGAACCTAAATTTGATATGAGAAGTAAATTTCTTATGGCTTTAGGTAATGCTACAGAACATGTAACTTTAGACAGACTTAATAAAGAAGTTCCTATATATAAACCAGAACTTGATAACGACAGCATAGAAAAATACAAAAAAGCATTAGAACGTATACATGAAGAATATAAATTTATGCGTTGTAATTTAGATGGTTTAACAGATTCTACACGTCAACCTATAGAAGTTAAATTTCATACTGGAAATAAATCATTTGCAGAATTAGCTGATTTCTATGCACCACAATTACAACATAATATGATGTGTAGTACTTCTACATCTATTGTATTTGCTGTTACCTTTGGTCATTACGGTACATTTAAATGGGAATTGTTTAAAGCTGATTATGATTGGCAAGGACATTACATAGAAAAAGCTATTAAGTTTTGGGATATGGTAGAAAAAAAATTGCCTCCATATAAAAACTTTAATGAAAATAATATAGGTGTTCCAGATCATTCAATGCTTAAAACTATAGATATGACTAAAACTAAATCATCTAACGCTTGGACAGAACATGCTGTTTCATGGCTAATTAACAGACCTTATGTTCAAAAATTTAAAGATGCAGAAAAAGAATTAAAATCGTTAGTACCAAAACAAGCCAATATAGCTATTGGTAACGGTATACAAATAAAACGTGCCAGAAATAATCGTTTAACTATAACAGAAAACGATTTAGAAGATTTTTTAAAAGAATCAAAAAATATGTTTATTAATGGAAAAGAAAGTGAGGATAAATGACTTATTACAATAACGAAAAAAAGAAATCTAACTTAGCATTATGGGAACAAGTTAGTAAAACTAACCCTGCTCATACAAAACCTGTATCTTTTGGTCGTGGCTTTACAGCTATTGATGCTCACTCTCAAATTATGTGTGCTACAGAAGCTTTTGGCCCAGTTGGTATAGGTTGGGGCTATAATGTAGAATACAAAATAGACGATAAAATGCTTATTGCATTTGTAAGTATTTGGCAACAAGATCATGCTAATAGTTTTGGCCCTATATGTTCTATTGCTCCTTTATACAATAAAAAAGGACAATTAGATGATGATGCAGGTAAAAAAGCTATGACTGATGCTTTAACTAAAGGTTTATCTCATTTAGGTTTTAATGCTGATGTATTCTTAGGTAAATTTGATGACAATAAATATGTAAATGAAAGAAACATAGAAATTCAAAAAGAACAAACAGCTAAAATAAAATTACCTGAAGATTTACAAAAAATTGTAGATGACGCTACAAAAATTAAAGACAAAAATGAAGTTACAAAATTTTTACAAAAATTAGCTAAAGACGAAGCTTTTAAAGAATTTAAAGATTCAGAAAAACTTAAAGCACGTGGCAAAATTGCAGAACATATAGAAACACTTAAAAAATAGAAAGCTTACTTAATGCACGAATTGTGGGAATCGTCTAAAACACAAAGCTCTGCAATTAGAATAAGTAAGCTAATCAAGCCCACAATCTATGTAGGAACTGAACTCCTATGGCTTGAAGGTAAAACTAAATCTAAAAAAAAGAGAACCGTTGTTTTAGGTATGTCAAGAAACAAAGACACCTTTCACGCTACACTCGTAGATGAAAATAATAAACAAACATACTTATGCGTTCAAACAGAACAGCCAATAACATTAGAAAAAAACTTTAATAGTTTTGCCATTGATGTTTTTGAAAAAATACTTGAACAATTAATTGAAAAAGATATTGGAGTAGAATTATGACAAATAAAATCTTAAAAACTACTGGGTATAGTTTGTTTACTTTTATTAAAGGTAATAGACCTATAAATTATACTCATGTAGGCAATTTAGTTGCCAGCATAAAAGAAAAAGATTTAGCTATGCCTATTATTGTAGATCAAAACATGAATGTAGTTGACGGACAACATAGACTTAAAGCTTATGAAATATTATCTAAACCAGTAACATATATTATTAAAAAAGATTTTAATTTAGCAGATATAAGACAAGTTAATTCTGTTCAAAAAAATTGGACACCGTTAACTTATATGAATTCTTTTGCTCAATTAGGTATAGAAGATTACGTATATTTAGAATGGTTTTATAGAACATATAAATTTGGTATTAATGAATGTTGCCAAATGTTAGATGGTGGCGCACAAAGAAGTTCTAAACATAATTCAGAATTTAAAGAAGGTAAATTTAAAATTAAAAACTTAGAACAAGGTAAATTAATGGCTAAAAGAATTAATAAAATTGGAGAATATTTTGAGCATTATAAAAAACGTACTTTTGTAACTGCTATGATTTTTGCTATTAGAGAAAAAGATTTTGCCTGGACACGTTTTGAACAAAAGTTAGAAAATTTTTCTTCTATATTAAAAAATCAAGGAAGCAGACATGATTTTCTTGTTAATATAGAAAAATTATATAATCATAAAACATCAGTAGATAAAAGAATACGATTTAATTTAAACTTGAAGGCTTAGAAACTGCATCACGCTAGCCTCTAAGCCTTCGCCCAACACGAAGCTCATTCGTGTAATTTAACACTACCAAACAGGAGAATATAATGCAATTATATACAGAATCACAAAAAAAACAGTTAAACAAAAACTGGGAAATAGAAAACAGAACAGGTAACATGCAAAAAGCTGTTATTAAACTCTTTAATCCTAGTGGTATAGGCACATGGTATATAACATCTATGACAGATGATGAAACTATAGCCTACGGTGTTTGTAGCATACAAGAAGTAGAAATAGGTAGTATTGACATGACACAATTAAAACGAATTAAAATACCACCTTTAAATTTACCTATAGAAAGAGATATACATTTTGAAGCCAATAAATATACACCTGAAGAATGTATAGAAATGGAAAAGAAATATGGAACCTAAAAAAGAATACAATAATTTATGGTTAGAAATACAAAAATTAAAAAATAATTTAGCTTTTATTTATGCACGTAGAGCCACATCTTATACTGAAGAAGATGAATTACATGAAAAAGCTAAAGAAATAGCTAAAGAATTAAAAATGGATAAAAATGAATTTTGGACTAAATACATTGCAAATTGAAGATGATCCAAAAAAACTAGATGCTTTATATAAATTAGATGCTATTAAAGAAACAGTTACAGTTTTAGAAACTTTAATTAAAAATGATGCTAATCCACAAGATATTATGAGAGATTTTAGCAAAACTAAAACTAGTAGCGATTGGATAATAGTGTTTGCACATATGGCTTCTTGGTATTATTACACACAAAAAAAGAAAGAAGGTAAATAATGTTAGATCCTATTCCAGGAAAAGGAATACATACAACAAATAATCTTATAGTAGATGCTGTATGTATTGAAGGTGTTTTAGAATTAAGAGTAACTGTAGAAGGTAAAATGTATTTTAGACAAATAGATAAACAAAGTTTAAATTGGATTATAAAAAGAATAGCTGATGCTATAAATAATAGTAATAGAGGTATAGACAACGGTTAATGTTTCACGTGAAACATTTATAACCATTGACCTGTAAACATCATTTTAGATAAATTTTTACTACGTCTTTTTGTTTGTCTAGCCCAATTACTATCTAACATTTCTTTAGAAGCCTCATCCCATAATTCATTAACTATTCCTCTAAAAAAATTAGGCCACATTGTAGGATTAAATCTTGTTATTCCCATATTAAATGCCATATCTATAATAACAGCAGTTCTAACTTCATTTAAATGATCTATCGGAAAGTTTTTAATTTCTTGTTCAACTCTAGAAATATCGTTTAATAACAAATATTTAGCCTCATCTTCAGATATACCTAAACCATCTTTTGCTACATTTCTACCTACACCTATTGTAGGATGTCCTATAAGTATATCACCAGCTTGTAATTCTTGACCAGTACCATCATCATATACTTTTAAAATTAAACCTTCATGATCTGAAATTAAATCTATAAGTTTATTTTTATTCATTTAATGCTTTTTCTAATTGTTTTATTAATTTATTTTTTTTTAATCGTCTATCAAGCTCAATGCCAATTTCTCGACCTTTAG